TATCCTAGAGTACATAGGTTTATCCCATGTTAATAACTTGGAGGATATAATGCGTGATCTATTCGGATGTGTATTTTATGGGGGAGTATTTATTTTAGTTACTTACCCTTTAATTTTTTCTTGACAATATTATTTTAGTATGATAGTGGTGCCATAGTAACTTAAACAAAGGAGATTATTATGGCTACCCAAAGTACAAGTCAATGTTGCACAGTTAAAGACAAAACAATTCAATCCCTAAAGAAAGAACTTAAGCATCGTGATGATGTTGTTATGCAAGAAGTAGAGTATAAAATATCAGAGCGGGATAAGTTAAACAGGGCTAGAAATATATTAATAGACACCAAATGCCTTCAAGTTTTTGATGAGAAAACTATGAAGTCCTTCAAAGAAATCTTTGGATTAATCTAATGGCAATAGATAACAAAGAACAAACCCCTGTAGTCGTTGAAGATCCAATGAGTAAACATTTACAGAAGAAATCCTTTGATCCCGATTGGGAATACTTCGGATTAAAAAAGAAAGATGTTTCATCTCAAATAACTTCTGATCTTCTACATTGGATTACATCGGATGCAATTCCTGTAGATATGATTGGTCGTCTTAAGAAACAGATTGATATGATTAAAGCGATGATCAATGCTGAATTTAAAACTACCCGTATAACTCTTAATCTTGAAAAAGATGATAAAGATTTGGATAACCCTACTTAGTATATATAGGCTCCCCTAAGGTGACATAATAGTATATCATATTTTTATAGAAAAAGCAATTAAAATAAAATGTATAACAAAGGAATAAGTTATGGAAGTAGTTGTAATGATACTTCATCTACTCAATGGTGAAGTTGCTAAAGTACCTGTAAGTTTGATGTTGAATCAATCTTGCAATGATAAGTTTATTGAAATGGTACAGCCTAATGAAACAGAAACAGGTGTGCTATATAAAGGTGTTCAAGTATACGCACATTATTGTAAGAAAGGCACAGGTGAGTGGGTTAAATGAGCATACGGAATGCAATAGGATCTGCCAATAAATATTCTAGAGAAAGGGAAGGTCACGAGAATATGGGTCGTGCTTTCTTTGTGCGTACACTTATGGATAGTTTAGGTTATTTAAATCCTGCAAGCTCTGTTGGTGAGGGTGTTATGAAGATGGAGATCAGAACTGCACGATCATTCTTTGATGAAAATAAAAAACAGTTTATTTTAATGTGTGATATCGCAGGTCTTGAACCAAGCTACATTATAAGATTACGTAATGCTTTATGTGTAAGCAAGAAGAAAGGTAAACTTGAGAAACTTAATATGAAAGTAGTTGTTGATAAACTAATTGAAAGGGCATAAAATGAGATACGAATACACAGTTACTAAAGAAGGTGGCGAAGCTGAGATTATGAAAGCAATGAGTTGGAAGAAACTATTTAAAAGTTTGTTGCTTAAGTATCCTAAGTTCAGTGGGTGGTGTACCTATATAAATAAACATGGACATGTTCAAGTAAGGGCATTTCATAGTGGTAAAGAAGAAAAGAAACCCAAAGCTACCACACAAAAACAATGGGTAAGAGGATATAATAAATGGAAGGAGGAACATGAGTCAACCAAATGAACCACCACTAGAAATAGTAGAGTATAATATAAAAGTTAAATGGTCTGATGGAAATGAAGAAACTATTCCAAAAGATTTTTATAATTATTGTAAGGACTTACAAAATATTGTTGATGGTTTTGAAGAAGAAACAATAGACCACCTAAAAGGTAAGTACGGACAAGAGATAGAACAAGCCGAAGACTTACATGCACAAAACTCTGAGAGATTTGTGGACTATGAAAAGAAATCCGATTGATTGGTCATGTGTAGCTAATGGATTATTAGTAGATACTTCAGCTTTATCCTTTACTTTTATTAAAAAGTGTGGTATACGAAAAGACAGTGAAAAAATTCAAAATAAGACTCTACGGACACGGAGGCATTGGCGAGTGCGAAGTCGTTTTTAATCAAGAACCTACAGTAAAAATGGTTGAAGATAAGGTAGCATCCTGTCTTAAGGATGGCTCTCTTCGACTACAAAAGGAAAAGTTTTATGCTATGCAGAGATTTACAACTACCTATGAAGAAGTTACTGGTGAGGTAAAGAAGAAAGAAAATATATTAGGAACTTGGGTATGAACTTCAACCAACAACTAGCAGTAGTGGAAGGATTAGGTATACCACCTGATACAGAGATGAGACAGGATTGTCCATTCTGCCATAATAAAAATACACTTGTAATTGATACCACTCATGACACCATAAGATGGCATTGTTTTCATGCATCCTGTAGTGCAAAGGGTAAAAAAATAACAGAGAAGAATATGTCTTACGTTAATAAAACATTCGTGCCAACTACTAGTGGAAAATTAAAGGTGTTTAATTTGCCCGATAGTTTTAAATCAGTACATTCAAATGATAAAGCCTTAATGTATTTACATAAAAACAATTGTTGGGAAGCCTGCATGTGGGGGAGAGCCGATATTAAATATGATGTTAAACAAGACCGAGTTGTTTTCTTAATTAAAAATCCTAAAGATAATACTTATGTTGGTGCTGTAGGTCGTGGGCTTAATGCTCAAGTGTATCCTAAGTGGTATATGTATACAGATAAAAATATTCCTTTTAAATGTGGTGAGTGTAAAGATGCAGTGATCGTAGAAGATTGTGCATCTGCTTGTGCTGTATCTAATATCTTAACTGGTATTGCTATACTTGGAACTTCTTTAATAGAAAACCATAAGAATTATATAAACCCTTACAGAAAATTATATGTTGCTCTTGATCCTGATGCTACTACAAAATCATTTAAGATTGTTAATGAATTAAGATTCAGTGGTTTTTTAAATGTAGAAGTAAAGCAGATTAAAGATGATTTAAAATATTTTAATACTGAAGAGATAAAGGAAATGTTTTATGGGGGAAATGATTGAGTATATAAAGCACATATTTGGTATAGAAAAAATAAAAAAAGAAGCTGATAGTCTTATGATAAATAAGATTATTAAATATGAAAAAGAAATTAAAAAACTTAAAGATAAAGTACACAATGCAGAAGCAGAAACAGCATTAATCAAAGCTACAGGTATAAACTCTCCTGAAATGATAGCAGTTAAGAAAGAAGTTTGTGAGTTAAGGCAGGACAATAGAAGATTATCTAAACAAGTTGAAGATGGTGTTGATAGAATGAGAAAGGCTGGAGTTATATGATAGAAAAACAAATGCTTAAGTTATTATTAAATAAAAAATTCTATACTCAATACAGGGGAAGAATCTCTCGATCAGTATTTGAGGGAAACTTTGGTTCATTATATGAAACGATACAAAAAGCCCATGATAAATATAATAAAGATATTACATTAGGTGAACTCTATTCATTACATACCTCAGTTTATAATCCTTCTTTAACTCGTGCATCTAAAGAACAGTTTTCTAAACTTCTAGAAGATATAAAAGAAACAGAAGAACCAAGTGAGAACATTGCTAGAGATATTGTTCGTATTATGGGAGATCGGAACATTGCTCAACGAATAGCTGTTGAAGCAACAGAAATCTATAATGGGAAGGAAGCAAACTTTACTACAATTTTAGATATAATTGAAAAGCATAAAGCTGGAGTACCTGATGATGAGATTGATTCAATTACAAATAACATAAGTGATTTACTTAATGAATTAAATAAGACAACTCAATGGAAGTTTAATATTCCTGTATTGAGAGAGAATGTCTCAGGGTTAGGTGCAGGTAATCTAGCTATTTTTTTTGCAAGACCTGAAACAGGCAAGACTGCCTTTTGGGTTAGCTTAGTTGGTGGTCGTGGTGGCTTTGCAGAACAAGGTGCAGTAGTTCATGCTTTTATTAATGAAGAACCTGCGGTTAGAACTCAAATGAGATTAATTAATTGCTATACAGGTATGACGAATGCTGAGATTACGGAGAACTTAGATAAAGCTCATGTTGAATGGGAAAAAATAAAACACAATATAACTTTATTAGATACAATTGATTGGACAATTGATGACATTGATAGTCATTGTGAAAAACATTCTCCTGATATAATTATTATTGATCAATTAGATAAGATAGGTATTGATGGATCATTTACTAGAACAGATGAGAAATTAAAAGCTATTTATTCAGGTACTCGAGAGATTGCTAAAAGAAGGAAGTGCTGTGTTATTGCTATATCACAAGCATCTGCTGATGCTCATAATCGTGCATCTATTTCTTTTGATACGATGGAAAATTCTAAAACAGGTAAAGCTGCGGAAGCTGATTTAATTATTGGAATTGGTAGGAATGTAACTCTTGATCCTACTGATCGAACAAGACACTTATGTATTAGTAAGAATAAAATAACAGGCTATCATGGAGAACCTGATTGTGTATTTGATAAACGTATAAGTAGGTATAGTGCATGAGAAGTTTAATGGAAAGTTTTATTGATGTTGGGTCAGGGTTTATTCTTGCCATACTTATTCAATTATATATATTTCCTTTCTTTGGTTTATACCCTAGTGTTTGGGATAGTATTGGCATTGCCTTAATATTTACAGGAGTATCTATCACCCGTTCATGGGGATGGAGAGTACTCTTCAGGAGGTACAGATGATATCAACAGTTGATGTAGAAACTTCTTTTCAAAAAACTAAACATGGTGGAACCGATCCACTTCCATTTAATCCAAAGAATATATTAGTAAGTGTAGGAATTAATGATGAGTACTATTTTACTAATCATAGTGAACGAGTTGATAAAGGCTGTTATCATAAGATCCAAGCTATCTTAGATCAAACCACATTACTAATAGGACATAATATTAAATTTGATTTAACGTGGTTACTAGAAGCAGGATTTAAATATAATAGTAAAGTTTATGACACTATGTTAGGTGAGTATATTTTAAATCGTGGCATTCGTAAGAGTTTAACATTAGATATGTGCTGTAAACGTAGGAAGATTGGGTCTAAAGATAAAACTATACATGAGTTCTTAGATCGTGGTGTGTCCTTTGAAAATATTCCTAAAGATATTGTTGAAGAGTATGGTCGTATTGATGTAGAAATAACTAGAAGGTTATTTGATTCTCAGATGGATGATTTTAAATTGGAAAAAAATAAGGGACTCCTAAGAACAGTAAAGATGATTAATGAATTTCTATTAGTACTCACGAGCATGGAACGTAATGGTATTCATATTAACAATAAGACTTTACTTGATGTGGAGAAACAGTATCGTGCGGAGTTTGCGTATTTAAAACAAAAAATTGATAAGACCATATATGAGAAAATGGGTGATACAAAAATAAATCCTGCAAGTCCCGAACAATTGTCATGGTTAATTTATTCAAAGAAACCTAAAGATAAGAATGAATGGGCTAGGATTTTTAATATTGGTATTGATAAAAGTACAGGGAAAAATAAAAGACGACCACGATACTCTTTCAGTATGTTTAGGGAATTAGTTAAACGTCACACAGATCTTATTTATAAAACTACTGCATCTCAATGTGGTTCGTGTAAAGGTAAGGGAGTTATACAGAAAATTAAAATTGATGGAACACCCTATAAAAAATATACAAAGTGTGCAACCTGTGATGGTGATGGCTATATCTATAGTAGTATAGCTAAACTTGCAGGGTTTAATTTAAGACCTCGTAGTGTCTATGATGTAGCTGAAGCAGGATTTAGAACAGATAGAATTACATTGAATAAGGTAGTAGGTTCTGCTGAAGGTGAACTTAAAGAATTTGTTGAGGCAATTATTCGACATAATGCTATTGATACATACTTAAATACTTTTGTTGAAGGGATTAAAAATTTTACTAATGAAAATAATTTATTACATCCTAAGTTTATGCAAGCAGTTACAGCAACAGGAAGATTATCTAGTCGTGATCCTAATTTTCAAAATCAACCAAGGGGTAAGACCTTTCCTATTCGTAAGGTAGTAGAT